CAGATCATTTCCTTATGGAATAACGCAAAAACGACTTTCTGTTTAAAAGCCTACATAAGTCTACAAACAGCATAAATACTGGAAATAAAGCAAATTTAACAGCTTCACAAAAATCTACAAAAATGTTTAAATTCAACTTTTAATTGGTACAAAATTGGTACGTTTTTAAAAATTGGTACAAAAATTGGTACAAAATTTGTGTAAAAAATAGCATAAGAAAATAGCCTTAATACAGTTGAAAAAAAGTTGGTGCCGTTAGGCATCTTTTTTTATGTCTGAGCATATAATATAAGGGGTGCTTTTTGTCAATTTCTCAAAAAATTTTCTGGAGGTATTGCCATGATAAAAGTGCCGGATTTTACCAAAGATGAAATTGATTACATTTTAGATAAAGCTAACTTCACAGATCAGCAGCACACATTGTTTATGCTTCGAAACAAAGAGTGTAGCTATGAGATTTGCGCTGAGGAAATGAACGTGAGTATTGCTACAGTGAAACGTATAGCAAAAACTATGAATGAGAAAATAAGAAAAGTGATGTGATACTTTTTTGAGCCGATACTGATATGGTATCGGCTTGTTTTTTATGCAAAAATTTAATCAGAAAGAGGGTGACAATGTGTTTTCAGATGAAATTTTAGAGAAAATTTTTAACAGAAAAGAGATGCAAAGGCTTGATTTGCAGACACAATCCTCTGTGATACATGCGATCGAGGAAGTTTTAGAGGGGGAAAAGCAGAATGCAGATGAACAACCAGTATCCGAATAGCATATACAATCCGCAGATACAGCCATATTTCCAATATGGGAATTATGGTGGAAACCAATACCAACAGCAGAGATTCGAACCACAGCAGCAGTTTCAACAGCAAATGCAACCGGTCCAGCAGTCACAATCGACTTTCATAAATGGAAAAATTGTTCCATCGGTTGACGTAATTAATGCAAACGATGTTCCAATGGACGGAAGTGTTGCAATATTTCCAAAACAGGACATGTCGGAAATTTATGCTAAACAGTGGAATGCTGACGGTACAATCCGTACCGTCGTGTTTAAGCCAGTTTTAAACGAACAGGCTAACAACTTATCAAACGATAAAGAAAAAACGGTTTTAGAAGCACTAGAAGATGTCAGAAGCGGATTTGATGAAAAGATAAACGAACTTGTAAGTGAAATTTGCAAGTTGGAGCAAAAAATTTGCGATACACCAACTAATAGAACAACAAAATCAAAGAATAGCACAACTTAGTTGGTATATTAGTTGAAATGTAGTTGGTGTATAGTCTAAAAAAAGTTGAAATATTAGACTAAAAAATTTGATAGTTCAATATTTTTTGAAATTTTGAACAAAAAAGGACGGTGCAGAATGAACCCATTAAATATTTTCCAGATGATGAAAAACGGAAACCCACAGCAATTTTTACAACAGATGATGGGAAATAATCAGGTTATGAGAAATCCCTTAATGAAGAATACAATAGAAATGGCTCAAAAAGGCGATATGCAAGGAATTGAGCAAATGGCACGAAATTTGTGTAAGGAAAAAGGTCTGAATGCAGACGATGTAATAAATCAGATCAAAAGCAAGTTTAATAATTAATGGCATAATAGATGTTTGTATACAATTCCTGGGTGACATCTTTATGAATAAAATTTTCGGAGGTAAAACTATGTTTAACTCAAACAATACGCCTTTTACCATGCCTGTTATGCCGGCTACCGGCGGTTATTCTGACGGTGGCGCATGGGGCGACGGGGGATGGTTATGGATTATAGTCGTGTTCGCGTTGCTTTTTGGATGGGGAAACAACGGATTAGGTGGATTTGGCTGTAATAATGGCGGTGGTTATGTTGCTACAGCAGCTACACAGGCTGATATACAGAGAGGATTTGATAATTCCGCAGTTATCAGCAAGTTAGATGGCATTTCTAACGGACTTTGTGATGGCTTCTACGCTATGAACAACAGTATGCTTACCGGCTTTAATGGTATTAACACAAATATCATGCAGACTGGCTATGGCATTCAGCAGGCTATTAATGCTGATACTGTTGCTAATATGCAGAACACAAATGCGTTACAGTCACAGTTAGCTAATTGCTGCTGTGAGACAAGAGAAGCTATTCAAGGTGTAAATTACAACATGGCAACAAACACATGTGCGTTGCAGAACACCATGAACACAAATACAAGAGATATCATTGAGAGCCAGAATGCAGGGACTAGAGCAATTTTGGACTATCTCTGCAATGAAAAAATTTCTTCCTTACAGGCAGAAAATAATGATCTTCGCAGAGCAGCTTCACAGGATCGTCAGAGCGCACTGCTTACAACTCAGATGGCAGCTCAGACACAGCAGATTATCAATGCTGTGAACCCGGCTCCGATTCCGGCATACACCGTTCCATCTCCGTATGGATATGCTTGCGGATGCAATACTGGTTGCGGATGCTAAAAGCACAACAGAATAAGAGTAACTTAACCAAGATTTATCCAAGGTTATGTCTGCTTTAGCAGTTTTACAGTAATAAGGGGCAGACTGTTGTTTGCCCCTAACTTTAATTTAGGAGGTAAATTAAATGGCAGAATATACAGCCGTTTCTAGCCAAAATGTGGCAGCTAACGGGAACGTTGTTTTCACAAACACAGCAGTTAAAGGGTCTAACTGTATTCAACACAGAGAGGGTTCTGGAATTGTTACGCTTAGAGGGATCACAAATCAGTGCCGGGCGAGATATTTTGTAGATTTTTCTGCAAATATTGCCGTTCCTACTGGCGGTACGGCCGGAGAAATTTCTCTGGCAATCGCAATCAGTGGTGAACCGGTTCTTTCTTCACAGATGATTTCTACACCGGCAGCAGTGGCGCAGTTCAATAATGTTTCGACTGGAATCTATGTAGATGTTCCGAAAGGCTGTTGCGTAAACATCGCCGTTGAGAACACCAGTGGTGTTGCTATTGACGTAGCTAACGCTAACTTAGTTGTAACAAGGGAGGCGTAGAGTTATGGATATTAAAAGAATGCATTGCATGATTGAGAAGATTGCAGAGTGCGCTGAAACTGAGTTCAACAAAGGGATAGAGAATGTTGACCCGGTAGAGATGGGGCAGGTAACAGATATGCTCAAAGACCTTGCGGAAGCCATGTATTACAGAACGCTAACCAAAGCAATGGATGAATCTGAAACAGATGAGATCATGGAAATGTTCGATAGATACGGCGATGGTGGTAGAAGATTTTACGACAATTACCGATATGCAAACGGGCGTTTCGCACCTAAAGGAAGAGGAACACGCAGAGGATATGAGGAAATGCCATACTGGCACATGACTCCGGAAATGTACCATGATTGGACTGACGGACGGGACATGGATAGAGACAGAATAGGTCGAATGTACTATTCTGAACCATCACGCATTTCTGACAGTGCTATGCGTGATTCCAGAGAGGGTAGAAGTGGCATGAGCCGTAAGACATACATGGAGAGCAAAGAACTTCATCGGGCAAATACACAACATGACAAAGAAGCAAAGATGCGTGATCTGGAAAAATACATGAAAGACTTGAGCGAGGACGTAACAGACATGCTTGGCGATATGACACCGGAAGAAAGGTCTATGATTAAAGCAAAGATGTCTACACTGGTGTCTAAGATGTAAAATGCGATAGCCGGGGATTCAGTTCTCCGGCTATTTTTGGAGGTAATTATGTTTGAAATAAACGGTATACTTTGGAGAATATTATTTGTGAATGGGAATAGTGAACATTTAATGCGTTCTGACGGTTCTCATAGCCTTGCTGTGAGCGATTGGAACGACAAGACGGTGTATTTATCAGATATTCCTAAAAATGGCTATTTGCGTAAAATATTGGCTCACGAACTATGCCATTGTTTCTGCTTTTCACACAACATATCCATGCCTATTGAACAGGAAGAGTACCTTGCGGACTGGATAAGTCTGTACGGTACGGACTTGATATATCTTCTTGATGAATTAATGGCAAATATGCAGATAGGAGTTGCATAATGAATAAATTTGATGAATTACTGGAATATATACACAAGACAAATCCGGGAATGACAAGGGAAAGGCTACTGGAAGAGCTGAGTGTAAGCACATACACAAGCAAAGCAATTTTGTTTACGATGGAATCTGTCAAAAATGGTCTAGCAAAATTTTAAGCCCCCCTGGGTCTGAATTTTGAACAAGAATTTCAAAATTGCAAATTTCGATTTTTCGGTTGGATTTTTGCGAGATTTTCACAGAAATTTTTTTCAAAAGCACAAGTGCCGCGGAATGTCCTAGTTGATTTTGATACCCCCCGGGGTACCGATTTTCAGACTGAAAAACCATATCGGCAAATATTGAAATTTCGTCACGATTTCGACTGGATTTTAAAACAGATTCTTTATTTTCTGACAACTTGAAATAATTCTGACAATTCAGCGACCTGGCGCGCATGTCACGCGCTGCCGCCGTTGTAATATATATCTAGTCGCCCATAGCATACACTAATAAAGCGGTCGCAGTCAATAAAATACAAAAATGTATATTGTATACATATATTTTTCCGTGCGCATCGTTTCGCTATGCTTCCGGGTGCACTTAATAAAGCCCCTTTTATTTGTTTTTCAAGGTTCCACAAATAAACCGTTATTTTTTTATTTGTAAAATGTAACGGTTATTTTTTTGATTTTTTTTGCTGGATGCGGTCAGCGTTCCGGGCGTGATCTGTTTTTATTTGGTGGCACGCCAGCACCAAAACGCAAGCACAATTATAACCGGCGTTGCTTGTCTTGAGCCGTTGGAGATTCTAACGCGGTCGCCGCTGCGCTGGATCTGATCTTTTTTCTAACCGTGTGCCGGATGCAGAAACGCACACGAACCGCCATTTTTTACCGCTGACAGCTGCGGAACGCATAAACACGCCAAAAATTCACCGTGCAGCATATAGCCACGGGATGCCAGAAAGACCGCCCGCCGGAATCGAACCGGGCAAAATAACCATTGACGGCACGACAAAAAGCCGGAATAAATCCGGCTAATTCAAACAGTTGTCAATATGTTTCGCAAGGTGTGGAAATGCTTTTTTTATGTCTTGCACGCTGTCGGCATAATAATCACCAACAATTTTCCCAAAAATGCGAAGATTGCCGGAATAAAACGCGCCTAAATCATTAAAATATATGTCTAATCCTGTCACCTGTTCCGGTTTGTCTCCATACCACATATCAATATTTGTTTTTCCCATTTTCATATCCTCCATTATTCAAAAAAATTTCTATTTCTGCATCTGTCATATTTTCAACTGTTTTTCTTGCTCTTATCGGCTCCATTCCAATTTCCCCGACAAAATAAGCAAATACAATGCTTTCCAAGCTGTGACGTTCTTCTCTGCTCATTTTTTCAACCTTTCCCGCCTGTCATCATCAGCGCAACGGGGCGAATCGTTGCGGACGCCCTTGCGGGCGTTTCGACTATTTATGCGGCTATCACAATGCCGTTTGATGCTTCATAAACATCAAAGTCGCAATCGCGATGATATGCGTCATAATCGAAATACCGCATAACGATAGAAGCAGCATTTTGCATTTCCTGTTCTATGAGTTCATCGCAACTGTCGTGATAGCTTTCTATGTCCTCATAAAAAATATGGCTATCATGTTTTTCAATGGCTTCATGCACATCCTCAGTGTTCAGGTATCCCATCAGTGCAACTATTTCATCTCTTTCGTATTCGTCCATGTTCTCCAGTTCCCTGATCGTTTCTATAACGTCATCAACGTTGCTATAATTAAGGTCGCGAAATTCAATCCCCAAATAGTTGTCAATATCAGCGATGAACCACTCACCGCCGTCGCGTTCCGGGTTCTCTTCGATAAATGTTTCGGCTTCGTCTGCGGTCATCCAACCGTAACCGATGTTCCCGTTGTTATAAGCTCCCCATGTGTTTAAATAAATTCTTGTTTCTGTCATTTTCTTTTTCCTCCTGTGATCTTGTGATCTGTTTTCGTGTTTCTTAACTTGGTTATATGATACATGATAATAGACGAAAAAACAATTGACATAATACACTAAAATAGACGAATTAAACATTGCTATAATTGTGCAAATAGTACATAATAATAGACGTTGACTTTTGACGGAAAAGCTATTATCATATATATAAGAAATGGAGGTGCAAAACATGGCTAATTATGGCGATAATGGCTATATAGATTTCTCAAAATTGTGGGAAGTGATGGAAAAAAAGGAATTAAATAAACAATGGTTGAAAAATAATGGCATACACTCAAACACCGTCGCAAAGCTTACGAAAAACGAAAACGTGACATGTGAAATTATATGTAATCTTTGCAAATTGCTTAACGTGCAGCCGGGGCAAATCATGGAATATAAAAATAAATAAAATACACGAAAATAGACTATTGACAAATACACGATAATAGACTATAATAAAAATTGTCAAAAGACAATAGGTGAAAGCCGGAAAGGAGAAACATGAACGACATGAACGAAAACGAGATGAAACAAGTTGCACTTGAAAAATTTGCAGCTATCCAGAGAATTAAAAAATACGGTCAAGAGGAGCTTGAGTATCAAGAAAAACTTGTCCGGGCTGAGCTTCACAATCTCGGAATCAGTACCGAAGAATTAGAACTGAACAAGTAAAAAAACGGGGGCGGGCAACCGCCCCAAACATCAGCAGAAAGGGAAAAACAATGGAAACAAAACATTGGACAAGCCACCGGAAACCGGTGAGCGTTGGAGAAGAAATTGAAACTATATGGACAAGTTGGGGCGAGCCGTACAGCCTGTACAAGGAGAAGGGGACAAGCCGTTATTTTGCAGACATTTCGGAGGGATTTGGAGAAGTCGAAGAGATAAAAGCAGACAGCGAAGAAGAAGTAAAAGAAATCTTTAAAAGCTGGATGCAGGCTCTTGAGGAAGAAATGAAAAATGCCGAATAGGGTGAAGAAATATAAAGATTTCAAGGCGGTCAGAAATGACCGTCTTTTTTCTATCCAGATCAGACCGCATGAAACAGATTGCGAACAAAAAGCGAACTGAAACCGGTACACCTGTCGAACACGCTCAAAGCCTTTATTTGTGCGACTTTGCGAAGCTATTATATTTTTAGTCGGTACACGGTCGGACACACTGACGGAGACACCAGCGGACACACTAATAGACACGCCCGGGCAAGTGTATAAATTTTTGCGTTAAAATTGGAAAAATAGTGGTTGAAAATAAATACTTTGAGAACGAAAATGCGCGTTTTGTAAAACAAATCGTGAATGTATCCAACATGTATACAAATTGTATCCAGTGCAAATTTTTATACCCCTTCCCCCGATATCTTTCCTTTTCCTTTTCTTCCCCCACACCCCTATCTTATTCAATACCTATCTTTTAACCCCTATTCCTACACAGTATATTTTATCTATTAACCCTGTTTTTTTATTATTTTATATTAAACAATGGGACATATTTATATTATATATATTTATAATAGGCGCGTATATTGTATACAATAATAACTCTGAGTAGTGATAGCAAAAAGTTATTGACAGTTTAAAAAATAAATGCTATCTTGATTTCAGAAAATTCAAGTGGCCCCCGTTTTAGTGCTCCAAGCTGCCGATTATGGAGAAAGCATTGGCGGGGAAACGAACAGAGCAGGGACGGCAAAAAAGTAACTATTCGCTCACAGGTCTTTTACAGATCTGCGGGCGTTTTTTATTTATCCAGGGAAAGGCGATGAGAGCATGAACACAGTACAGGCAGGAAACGCAGAAGTATATACAAGCAATATATACGTATATGCTGATGAATACGAAAGCAGCCTAAGAGATACAGACGAATTGTACAAACAGAATTCTAGCCAATTTACCGGGATGATAAAATATATAAATCGTAATATGGGATTTTATAAAAATAAATCTATGTATGGCGATATAGATTTATTAAATGACATATGGGAAATATATACAGATCTTGTATATAAGTATAATCAAAAACCAACAATAGAAGAGTACGCATTATTAATTGGCATATCAAGAGATACACTGTATACATGGTTAAGAGGAGAACACAGGAAAGATGATTACTGTGAGAAATTAAGTCTATTTCGCTCGGACACGGTCAAAAAGTGGCAAGAAGAATGTAAGCTCGGACGCTATAAAGGCGCGGCGGCTGGGAACGTAGGTTATATATTCCTTTGTAAAGCTGTTGACGGCATGGCAGAGACCGCCCCAGTACAGGCAGACACGCAGCCAATGGCACAAGAAGTCGAAGAGCTGCCAATCCTTGGACAGACAAAGCCCGTTGAATTGTGTGATAATCAAACACAATTAGAAGCAGACAACCAATAGCAACAGCGTTTTGAATTGTGTGAAATCATACACAATTTAGAAACCCAGTAAATACAAGGGGTTGCAAGCTATTAAGCGTTTTCAACTCTTCGCATAACTGAGCTTTTGCGAATAGTTGAACGGAATAAAAAATAATTGTATGAATTGTTTTTGAATATCACACAATTATAGTCTGGTTGCCAAGATTAAGAGCAAAGGACCGGGGAGGGGGTTGGAGAAGCTGAGAAAAACCGCCCTACTAAGTCCCGTAAATTTCGACAAAAACAAAAAGACCTTTTCAACTAGGAGGATATATCATGTTATTAGACATTTTGATGATTTACTTATTTGCGACATTAAATTTACCGACATGGTTTCTGGTAATAGTCATTATTGATTCGATTGCAAGAACCGTGGGTATATGCATAAGGAAATGAGGTGTAAAAAATGACATTTGACGAATTTCAGACAGGAGTAATGAGAACAGCTAGTGACATTTGCAAGGCGAATAACGAAAACATGTTACTGAACGGCATACTAGGTGCAGCAGGTGAATCTGGCGAAATGGTAGATCTGATGAAAAAGCAGCTGTTCCAGGGGCATCCATTTGACCGTGAGCATTACATCAAAGAGTGTGGCGATGTTCTGTACTATCTGGCACTGATAGCTGAATCTTTAGGAACCACACTTGAGGAAATTGCGATTGTGAACAATAAAAAGCTGTGGGAGCGTTACCCGGATGGATTTGATTCAGAAAAATCATTGCATCGCAAAAATGGAGATATCTGATGGTAACATTAGCTGGAAGAAGAATAACTGATGAATGTTCAAAGTGTGGATTGATACTCACCTGTGAATTATGCAGACAAGGGCATGGAATCAATGTAGAACGGTCAAATATCCGTCAAATGGTATCGTGCCAGATAAAACACCGGGAGGATAGAGAAAATGTCGGTGACTGATGAAATACTAAAGACGGATTATTCAAAAACGTTTGATGACAAAAGAAAAGCACTTGTTTGCCAGTCCTATTACAAATACGGTAAGGCGAGCAAAAACTTCTCTACCGGAAACGTAGACGCTCTGGGATGCATTGAAAAATGTCTTGAGAAGTTCAAAGAGACAAAGAACACAGAGTATCTTCTGGATTTGGCAAATTATGCGATGTTCCGTTACATGTGGCCGCAGAACGGTGAGTTTTTCAAACATACAGATTCTGACGGTTCAGCTGGAATTGTAGGCATGAGCGTAAAAGAAATGGAGGACTTTAAAAATGGAAGATGGTGAAAAATATTGTGGTAATTGCAGGTTTGCAAGAACCGATCAAGAGGATGATTGGATTTGTGTAAACGATAATAGTGATTACTGCGCTGACTTTATAGATTATCTCCATGAATGTCCAGACTGGGAGGGCAGAGATTATGATTAGATGCTTTTTGATTATCGCAAACATAGTAATTTGTCTGCTGATGCTAATTGGCGCCGGAGCAGCAAGTGATTCTAACGAAAAAAACAATGGATTTTTCTTGTTGGTAACTTTGACAGTGATTTCTGCATTTAATGCGGCATACATATTATTTTGCTAGTGGGGTATGGCGCAGTGGTAGCGCAACGGATTTTGACTCCGTGGTCATCGGTTCGATTCCGATTACCCTAGTTTGGGATGTATATCCGAAAATCCCATATATTTATTTCTCCTTGTTATAAAAGATATGCCCTACATAGCGGTCAAATGTTGTGTAGGGATTAGCCATCGGACAGATGGCATGAGTGGCATCCCTATTTTTACACCTCTTGTTGTGCGCTTGCATACCGCACTGAAATGTATGCAAACAAGGCTGCATGGTGTAACGGAAAGCACACAGCGCGCACATTTGGAGAAACAGGTTCAAGTCCTGTTGCAGCCATTGGACTTTTCATAGAGTTCAATCCTTTCTGTTGATATGTGTTGTACCGGGCGAAAATAAATTTGCCCGGTATCGGAATGTAGCGCAGTTGGTTAGCGCACCTGTCTTATACACAGTTGGTCGTAGGTTCGAATCCTACCATTCCGATTTTGCAGATATAATCCTAACTGGCAAGGAAGCTGTTTGCTAAACAGTCAGTAGCCGATAAAACGGTGTATAGGTTCAAGTCCTATTATCTGCGCTAACTTACGGTAGAAGCCGTAAGCGGTAAAAATACGAAGTCCGCATGGAATTGTATCAAATGTAGCGACAAAAGCAATTCCGATATGGGTTGGAGACGCTACACCACTCATTCAGATTGACCAATGTTCAAAGCCTTGGTTGTATATTGACACCGGAGATAGTTTTTGTCCAGGCACAATAAAAATCAATTATTGCCCTATCTGCGGCAGAAAGTTGGTGGAAGAATGAATGAAACTATTTTATATATTTCAAAATCAGAACAGGATATACGAAGTTTTCTGAAATATCTTCAATCAAAGATAAAAGCAGAACAAAAGGAATGTGCCCTAGATGAAAAACACGATATTTTAAAAGTACCAAAATATTACGATATTGTCGGGAAAAGTATTTATGGATCCATGACTGGTGTTGGCTATGGATATTGCACATATTATTGTTTTTCAGAAGCATATGATAGAAACAAATACAGCGATGCAGAAAATGAAAAACTTAAAGATATTCTTATGCACACAAGACAAGGTGCGGAGAGAATATCGGGGCTTGATATTTTATATATGCTAGGGTTGGTTTAAAAGGCGGTGGAAGAATGAAAGTCAATGTTGGAGACAGCCTGTATGAAATGGGCGACGAGCAGTTTAAGGGAGTTTTGAAGATTGCGAGCAAAGAAATTCCGTTTGGAATTTATGCGATCAGAAAAAAAGACGTGGCTATTCTTTTGAAAGAGGCCTATTCCACCCATGAGGAATTGAAAAAGGCTGTTTTTGGTTATGCGATGAAAGGATTTAAGGTTTATTATAATGAGCATGGCAGAAGTAATTGAGAGCATAGAGAAAGATATGTGGCGAGATTTGGAGAGCCGGAGCGTATCGGAAAGCCAGCCGGAAATGATTGACTGTGCGACTCTAGGAGAAGAACCGCATTCAAAATATCTTTGCGGAAGAATCGAAAGAGCTAGCAAATAGTGAGAACAAGGAGTGAGATTATGCTAATAGTTGCATTGCAAGATGATGTAGACAATCTGTATGCTATATGGAACACAGTATCAGACAGATTTTTAGGAGTTAATATTGGAAAGCATGAAGCTGTCGGCATTATTATGGATTACAAGGGGAATTACACCTTTGAAGAAGCGTTAGAGAGAGTGGAACACCCACAGCCATTTAAAGATATTGCCAAGTGTTTATGCGAAGAGCTTAATCGTGACGATAACAAAGTTGAAAATGCAATCAACCACTTGAAAGAAATGTCATGGAAAATAGGTACTGTTAGTGCTGAATGTCTTTCAGAAAAGGACGGAAAGAAAATGAGAGAGTGCGTGGTGATACTTGAAAATAGGATTGATGAATTAGAACGATAATTGCGGAAAGGAATAGAAATTATGAAAAAATTATTTGTAAGTGTGCCGATGAAAGGCAGAACAGAGGAAGAAATCAAATCAAGCATTCAGAAGATGAAGAAAATTGCAGAAATTTACGAGGGAGAAGAGCTGGAACTGATTGATAGCTACATTGATGAAGAACCCACGGAAAACTGTAATAGAGGTGTTTGGTTCCTTGCAAAATCTATTGATATGCTTTCAGAAGCCGATGTGTTTATTGGTATACAAGAATGCTACGACTGGAAAGGTTGTTGTATTGAAAACGGAGTGGCTGAAAAGTATGATATCAAGAGATATTCAGTAAGAGCAGATTATGTGATTGATGATTACGCATCAGTATATAGAAAAGCGCATCCAGAATGTGTAAATGCATGTTTTCCGGGATAAATTTGAAAAATACCGTCATATAAGTGGTTTATGACGCTAACCTAGAAAAGTTATAGGCAGAAGTCATTTATACACTTCTGCTTTTTAAGTGGAGGTGTATTCTATTGGCTAGTCTTGAACTGGTTAATCAAATCAAAAAAAATGATGAATACATTTCAAAGAAAGGAATAAATAAGATTGTTTCTGACGGAGAATTGTATAATGTCATAGATGCCTATATAAATTCTATTAAGTGCGGCATGTTTAGGGATAACGATTCAAAGTACGCACTTGAAATTTCCAAAAAAACAAAAAACATAATAAATGATGCTGTTTTAATTCAAAGCCAAGGCGGTACTATACAGGATTTGGAAGTGTACAGATCAGAAAGTAATGCAGAATATAAGATTTTAAACAAATTTTATGATGTGTTAAGGTTGGAAGCACCGTATCTGGTAGATAGCTTTTTCTACTACATGGAAATTGACGAGAGAGACCCATATAAAAGGTTTTATTTTCCACGTAGAAAAGTTCTGAACCCGGTAATTACCGCATATCAAGACGTTTACGATGGAAAATTGGATTTTCTGTCTGTATCACAGCCAAAAAGAACCGGAAAAACAACATCTGGTCTGAAATTAGCACAAATGATGGGCGGTAGAGACCCGGACGGAAGTATTTTCGGTGTCGGTAAAGGCGAGGGACTTGTAAAGCGTTTTTATGGTGGTCTTTTACAAGATTTTGAAACAGAACGCACATATCAACGTTTCCTCAGTGTATTTCCAGAAGCAAAAAAAATAGGTGAAAAGGACTACAAAAGTGCAGAAAATCTATCTATTGATTTAAAAAGCAAAAACATATTTCCTACATTTACGTGCCGGCCTATTGATGGTGCTATTGTCGGATGTACAGAAGCGAATGTGCTTGTATACATTGATGACTGTGTTAAAAACCATGAGGAAGCAAGAAACAGGGATAGATTAGAGTTCTTGTGCGAAAAAGTTACAGATGATGTTCTTGGGCGTAGACTGGAGGGCACACCAATCATTATACAGGGAACGAAATATAGCTTGTACGACCCGATTACAGCATTACAGGTAAAAGCAGATGAGCTTGATTGGAAATGGAGAGAGGTTGCGGTTCCTGCACTTGATCCGATAACTGATAAGAGCAACTGGGAAATATTCCGTAAAGATAAAAAAGGAATCCGCAAGATTTTCACCACAGAATATTATCAAAAAGAACGAAAACTTGTTACGGAAGAAACATGGGCGGCAGAGTTCCAGCAAGAACCTTTTGAAGCAAAAGGAAGAATGTTTGCCGAAAAAGAATTGAATTATTTTGAAGAACTTCCTGTTGATCGTGAGCCAGATGCAATAATGGCAGCTTGCGATAGTGCTGATAAAGGTGAAGATAGTTGCTGTATGCCGGTTGGGTATGTATATGGAAATGAAGTGTATATTGTGGATGTGGTGTTTGATAATGCCGGTACGCAATTTACGAAACCAGAATGTGCAAATATGCTTGTCAAGCACAATGTAAAAACGGTTACGTTTGAAAGCAATAGTGCCGGAGAATATTTTGGACGTGATGTAATGGAAGCTGTAAAAAACCAAGGTGGTAGATGTAGCGCAAGGTTCAAATTTAACTGCGCAAACAAAATAACCAGAATGGAAAATGCAAGAGATAACATTATCCGTGATTATTATTTTAGAGATTTCAGAAAAATGGATAGGCAAAGCCAATATTACAAATTTATGAAAGAACTTACAACCATGACACGAAGTGGGAAAGTAAAACACGATGATGCACCGGATGGCATTTCATTATTTGAAAATGAAATGAGAAGCGGAACAGTAGCAAAAGCCGAAGCAGCAATAAATCCATTTATGCGTAGGGGGTATTAAAAATGACAGCAAAACAGTATTTAACAAAAGTAGATATGCTTGACCGAATGATTAAAAACAAACTGTCAGAAATTTACCAGTTAAAAACGATGGCATGTAGCATTACGGTTTCTAATGACGGTGATCGTGTTCAAAAATCATCTGATAAAGACAGACTCGGAAGTTCAGTAGTGAAAATTGTTGACCTGGAAAGAGAAACGGATGATTTGGTAGATGAATTTGTTGACCGCAGACAAAAAATCATTAAACAGATTGATGAAATGGCGGCAGTTAATCTGGATTACTATGATATTCTATCTATGCGTTATGTCGGCAAGAGAACTTTTGAGGATATTGCCAAAAATACGGGGTGGAGTATCAGAAAAGTGTTTAGTATGCATGGTAAAGCCTTAAAAGAATTTGAAATTATGTTTGAAAAAGAGTTTTCTTAAAAGTATTCGCAAAGTTGCATAGTTTTGCATAGTCTTTCATATTTACGTTTTAAAACTTGACATGATATAATTACAATCGAAGAAATTGACAATGAGTTCTTTTTCACAAAATCCCCCCATACAAAGAAGCATCACCTTAACCGGTGGTGCTTTTTTGTTAGAAAGAAACATTATGAGAGAACCAAGAATAATTAAATGCCCTAAATGTGATTCGGTTGTTGGCAAGTATTATGGAAAATCCAAACAGAAAGTGATTTCCAGATGCGATAACTGTAGAAAACAGATTATTTACAATCCGGTCACATGGCAATCAGAGATAAAACCGTTGCCCGGCAGAACATGTAGCAGCGGTATGAGATATTAAGAGGTAACGCATGAACACACTGCATCTTCAAGACATTGTAAAAGGAAAATACGGACGAAAAATTGCATATACGGATGTTGAAACCATTACACAGGACAATGTCGTAAAGGTTGTTGGTAATTGCATCGGAACTTTTAATTGGAATAAGCATATTATTAAATATCTTTGGGATTACTATAAAGGCGATCAGCCGATACGATACCGTGTGAAAAAAGTTCGTGACGACATTACAAATAAAATCGTTGAAAACCACGCATATGAAATTGTTCAGTTCAAAACAGGACAGTCCTATGGCGAACCTGTGCAGTACATTAGCCGTAAAGATGAAGAAGCCGTAAATAAGGCTGTAGACACCTTAAATGACTATATGGAAGATGCAAACAAACAGGAGAAAGACATAAAATCTGGTGAATGGCAGTCGGCAACAGGGACATCTTTTAAGGCGGTGCAGAAAACACCGGGCGAAGAAGTACCATTTAGAATTGTTGCACCGTCACCGATGAATACGTTTGTCATCTACAACAGAAGTACGGAAGAGCCGTTACTGGCGGTACAGGAGTTGAAAGATGCTGACGGGAGATACTACAAGTTGTGCTATTCCAGTACACATGAGTGCAAAATAATAAACGGAGCCGTATCTGATTGGAAATTACATGGATTTGGTGGTATTCCGATTGTTGAATATCCGAACAATCACGAACGAATTTCAGATATTGAACTTGTGGTTGATCTTTTAGATGCGATAAATAATATGCAATCTAATCGAATGGATGGAGTGGAACAGCTGATCCAAGCATGGTACAAATTTATTAATTGCGAAGTTGACGAAGAACAATTTGAAAAAATGAAAATGAATTGTGCTTTAGTTGTAAAATCCATCAATAAAGATAACAAAGCTGATGTTGATGTTATTACGCAAGAGTTAGATCAGTCACAGTCACAGATAGCAAAGGATGATTTGTGGGACAATGCGTTATCAATACTTGCTATCCCGTCAAAACAAGGAAACACTGGTGGAGATACACAAGGTGCTGTAGAGTTGCGAAATGGTTGGGATTTTTCCAAGACAAGAGCAAAACTGAAAGACCCACTGATTGTTACGGCAGAGAAGCGACTGGCAAAAGTGGTTCTGAATGTGATTCGCATATATGAAAAGGACTTAAACCTGTCTCTTAGAGATTTTACAGTACAGATTAACCATAGTCCACAGGATAACATGTATACGAAGTCCCAGACCCTTTTACAACTGTTACAGTGTGGTGTGCATCCGCTCGTGGCAATCAAGACAGTAGGTCTCTGGGGCGATGCAGAAAAAACATTCTTGCTTTCAAAACCGTATCTGGATAACCTGTGGCAGACGATTGATGATGTTGCCGCACAGGAAAAGAAAGCACAAGAGTTGATGCAACAGTTGAATAATAAAAACGCCATCGCAGAATAGCGGTGGCTATTTTTAGGTGGCTATAAATGAGAGATTTGAGATTTAAAGTTTCTGGTCAGACGATAGAAAAAGAAACTGAATGCGATTTCACAGGAATTGCAAGCGGAACAGATAACTGGCTGAATCTTGTTTTTTCGTTTGATGCGAGTTGGGCTGGTATGGCAAAAGTCGTGTGCATGAGAGATTCAAACGGAGCAGAAACAAACAGGGTTGTGAATGGCAAGGTTGCGATTCCAGGTTCTGTGACCAATGGAAAGTTTTTCAGCATCCAGATTTACGGAAAGAGAAACGGACAGCTTGTATCGACAAATAAGTTATTCGTTGACCAGACATGAGGTAAATACACATGCCAAGTATAGAAGAATTACTAAACGAAGCAGAATCGCATATGGCGGCACAACCAGTAAATGACGTACTGGAAATAGACCCAGAAACACGAGAAATCAGTATCCCGGATTCTGAGATTATTTTAGGTGTCGAGACTGACCAAAGAGCAGAGAGGAAATATTTCCATTGCCCTAAGATTGTCGGAAACAATATTGACCTGTCAAAACTGGAATTGTTTGTAGTGTTTCAAAATGCAAGCAATAAGGAAGAGGGCAAAGACCGATACCACGTTACGGATGTTAAAACCACATCGGATGGATATATCACTTTTTCATGGGAATTATCAGCAAAAGTTACTGCATATAAGGGTGACGTTCAGTTTGTTGTGTGTGCAATCAAAACCGATTCTAGCGGTGTGAAGCAGAATGTATGGAATACAACGATTGCGATCGGAAAATGTCTGATTGGATTATCTTCGGATATGTCTGCATCAGAAGAACAGAGTGCATCTGACCTGTATACACAGTTGATTTCTGAATTGAACAGCACTGCATCTGCAAAAATGGCAGAAGTTACAAATCAGATTCAGACGGTTGGAAACAATCAAGTTTCAAATGTAAACAGTGCAGGAACAACACAGGTAAATAACGTACAAAACAAAGGTACAGAAGTATTAGCATCCATACCAGATACCTATACAGAATTAGATGCATCTGTAAAGAAATTAAATGAGCAAATAAGAGGAAAAGCACCGGTAATAGTTGAAAGTATTACTTCACAGTCTGGAAAGCCTGTATCAGTCTCTGACAGTGCAGAAATGCCGTTGCAAGGATTGAGGCTGTATGGAAAGAGTTTGCAGGAGACGACAACAGGGAAGAATTTAAGTAGCATTAAAAATTGCCAGTTGTCTACTAATATGGTTTCAAGTGATATTGTTCCGTGGACAAAAAAAGATAGAATTTATTTTTCATGTGATACCGAAAATGTTGATGGTTCGAAAATATATGTAATATGTAGATATTATAACGAAAGTAAAATACGTGTTGGAGCAAATGGTACGATTTTACTAGCAGATGGAACAAGAAAAGAAATAAGTTTTAGGGGTGTGGGCGCAAGTTCTCACGGTGGTAATGTTGATTTAACCACGATTGAATATGTTAATATTGAAATTGGTTTGTCAAGCGCATCTACTGCGGCTTCCTCTATTGATAACATTATGGTATGTGACGAAGAAAATCTTCCATTCGAACCCTATACAGGTGGTAAACCCTCACCAAGTCCAGAATATCCGCAGAAGATAGTTAGTGCTGGTGAAAATGGAAATATTGGCGTTGAGATTACCGGAAAGAATTTGCTGGGTTTATTTGATTTTCATAAATGTTATGTTAGTGAAACAAATAAATTTGTTTCAAATAGTAGTTCGGTTTCTTATTCGTGCGAAACGAAAAAACTTCCAGAAAAAATTATTTTATCTGGAAATAATATCAACAGAAACAACATCTCTTATACGAATAAAAAACCAGAAACAGGCACATTGTTTGACATCGTAAATGTTAAAGAAAATCCTATAACTATTAAAAAGGAATATGAATATATTAATATTCACATTGCTTATGGAAGTGTTCCAGACAATGTACAAATCGAAAAAGGAACAGAAGCCACATCCTACGAACCATACAAACAACCACAATCCCTCCCAATCACAACTCCAACAGGACTTTCTGCAATCCCAGTTCCCTCCGGCACATCTGGAATCACCTACACTGATGCAGGCGGACAGGCATGGATTGCGGACGAGATTGACTTTGCGAGAGGGAAATATGTGCAAAGGGTGTGGAAAGGTGTTTTTGATGGAAGTAGTGATGAAGAATGGAGTGAACATGGGACACAACCTGTAGTATACACAATTATCAAAGATATTGTACCAAATACAAAAATTATGTGTAATTTACTAAGAACGTATGATTATACGCCAAGCTATAAAAAAGGCATCACAAACAACAGCAACGGAGCAATTTGTGTATGGGATGATAGGTTTGATACAGCAGCTACTTTTAAATCTTTTGTTGCTGTTAATCCACTTATTGTTTTTGCAATATTAAAAAATCCAATAGAAACAGACCTAACAGAAGCACAAATACAGGCGTATAAATCACTTACTACTTTTAAGCCGACAAGCATCATTTCAAACGATGCAGGTGCTCAGATGGAAGTTGAGTATGCGTGTGACACAAAAACGTGGGTGACAAATAAAATCAATACATTAATTAAGGAAGCAACTACTTCATAGTGGTTGCTTTTTTGATACAAAAAATGCACCCATGCGATAAATGGGAGAACTCAGCAGGAGCGACCTGCGATAACAAAAGCGTGAGTAACGGAGGTAATTATGACAAGAGAACAGGTTTTAAAACTTTTTCCAGAAGCTACAGAGGAACAGATTACAAATCTTCTGAATCAGAGCAATGCAGAACTGGAAAAGGAAAAAACTAAAGCAAAGGCATATAAAGCCGATGCTGACAAAGCAAAAGAGTTGCAGGCCAAAATTGATGAACTGGAAACAGGCAATCTCACCGAGATCGAAAAGGCTAACAAAGCATTAGAGGAAGCAAACAAAACCATTGCTGACATGCAGAAAAAAAATGCAATCCGAAATCAGCGTGAACAGGCTATGTCCAATTTCAAGATTGATGCACAACAGGCAAAAAAAGTTGTCAAAGACGATGGCACTCTGGATTACGAAGCTCTTGGAAAAATTATCACTGATAAAGAAACAGCTTCCGCACAGGCAAAAGAAAAAGAAATTGCTGACGGTGGCACAGATCCATGCGGCGGTTCTGGCAGCGGAAGTGGAAGTGGCGAAGAAAAAACAGCAGATGTGTTAAATGCAGAAAGTATTTCATTTGGAAATGCAACAGCATCTGCCGAAACTAAAAATCATTATGTGATTTAGGAGGTACATCATGGGAAAACCTATTGTAAGAGATTTTTCACAAAGTAAAGGTATTTTAAAATACTTTCCTTATGAGGGAGCTGCTTGTGTGGTTCCTCAGTCTATGGTATCTGCGGCTGACGGTAACAGTCAGAAAATTGTAAAGGCAGGAACACCATATCCGAGCAACGATGCAAAGTGCCTTGGTTACATTCTGGAAGATGTAGACGTAACTATGGGAGATGCACCCGGAACCTATGTATATCAGGGTTCTATTGACAAAACAAAAGTGACAGCAAATGGAGTAACCGTAACGGATGAAGCGAAAGCTGCAACGCCACGAGTTACTTTTTTTGATTAATGAAAGAGAGGTATAAACAATGCCAGCATTACCATTGAGCGAAGCGTTTACTGCCAGAAGTCTGGGAGTAATGTGGGATAACTATGAGAAAACATTAGGTTCTGCACCATATCTTGGTAGACAGAAGTTTGGAACAAGAAAACAGGACGGATTAAATCTGAGATTCATTAAAGGAAAATCTGGACTTCCAGTTTCCTTAAAAGCATCTAACTTTGACGCACAGGCAGAGTTAAGAGATGTTGGAGGTTTCTCCGATATTCAGAACAACATGCCGTTCTATCGTGAATCTTACATGGTTACTGAGGAAGAGGAACAGATGTATGACAATTACAGAAGTTCCGAGAACACCAGTCTTGCGAACGATGTTCTGAGAGAAATCAGTAAAAAACCTATGATTCTGATTGAGGGCGCATTGGCAGTACCAGAGAGACAGATTTGGAATCTGCTTGCTCCGGCAGACGGTATTCCGAAAGTACCGGTAACAATCGGCGGTAAGAGTTATTACATTGATTACACCGATGATGATGGTGTAGCACATAAGAAAGACCACTTTGTTGATATTTCCGCAGGTGAAACCGATAAATGGTCCGCATCAGCAACAGCAACACCGTTAGATGATTTGATTCAGACAAGACGCGATTTCGCAAAGAAAACAGGTTATTCACTGACCAGATTCACCATGAATACAGAAACATGGGAATATGTTCTGAAAGCAGAGGACACAAAGAAACAGGTTCTCGGAATCACTGCTTACAATGGCGGTATTCGCTTGCAGCAATCACAGGTAACTGAGTATCTGCGTGGATATGGCATCGAGATTGAGGTATACGACAAACTGTATATCGACCCGACAGACAATAAGACAAAATACTTTGTTCCTACAGGTATTGTATCTTGCCAGTCCGGTGGTATCTATCTTGGAGATTATGTGTTTGGAAAAACACCGGAAGAGAGAAGTGGAAGCCTTACAGACGGAAACCTGTCTATTGTTGAAACTGGTATTTCTGTATATACATATGCTACAAACCATCCAATCAATACACATTGCGTTGTATCCATGATTGGTCTGCCTACATTTGAGGGAATGGACAGCGTTGTTGTTATGAAAGTTGCGTAGGAGGTGTGTGCTGATGATTGCAGAATACACAATGAAGCGTAATGGGAAATGGTATAAAGCAGGTGACGAAGTGCCGGAGATTAATACTCCGGCATCTTCTGGTTCCAGATATACAAAGACAGACATCAACCGAATGAGCGTTTCTGATCTGCGTCAGATTGTTATGGGTACTGGCGTTGAAAATGCGGACATTATGACCGGGGCAGAAATGAAAGAGTATCTGATTAATCTGTTTGGTCTGTAGGAGGTTGCAGCATGGCATATTCAACTTTGCAGAAAATCAAAATACGGATTGGTCAATACCATATGAATGAATCTGGCGAGGTTGAGTTTGACCAGCCAGAAAAGAATCCTCTGATTGAGCAGCTTATTGAGCAGGTAAACACAGAGATTACACAACGCCGTAATTATCCGGCAAGCTACACGGAAGAACAGATATATGCAGATTTGAAGAAATACGAAAACAACATTATCAACATTGTTGTTTACGATTGTTCACAGGCGGGCGAAGCTTATATGCAGTCATATACAGAGAACGGAGTAAGCAGAAACTGGATAAGTCGCGACGATTTATTTGCGGGAATTTTCCCATATGTAAAAGCAATATAGAAGATTGAGCGTTACCAATGGTAGCAGGGGCATACAGCATTAGTGGCGGTGGGCGGTATGCAGTTTTACAGGAGACAAAATGAACGAGTTTTTATATCAGACATATATGATAGCTCTTCCTGTCATTTTAACAGCATTTATGGGGTACATTGTCTGGCTGCTTAAAAAGCAGAAAAGAGACAGAGACGCAAACAGCAAAGGAACCATGTTGCTTCTGCGTGTTCAGCTGATTGAATACCACGATAAATACATGGCACTTGGGGAAATCCCGTCTTATGTCTATGACAATTTTAATGAAATGTACGACGCATATCACAAATTAGGTGGAAATGGCATGGCTACTAAAATGAAACAGGAAATTGACGAGCTGCATTTAAAGAAAGCAGGAAAATAAAATGGATATTTCACAGGTTTCAACAGTCGTTGCGATTGTTGTTATTACTTATTTAATTGGTGTTGGAGCAAAATTGTTCCCGAAAGTAAAGGATAATTACATCCCGGTTATCGTTGGCATTGCTGGCGGTATCCTTGGTGTAGTTGGCATGTATATCATTCCGGATTATCCGGCACATGACGTACTTAATGCGATCGCAGTAGGTATTATGTCCGGTCTGGCAAGCACAGGAGTAAATCAGATATACAAACAGGCTAAAAAAGGTTCTGATGCCGATGCTTGATATTAATAAACAGCGTATGCAGTATTCGTTGCAAGGACAGCGCTTCACTGTATACGACCGTGACGATGATGGAAACATCATCTACACATCATATACGGATTCTGACGGAAACAAAATCTATTATCTTGACGATGATGGAAATAAGATTCCTCAGAACATTGAAGAAAAAACTGGCTTTTCTGAGCCAGTTACTTTTTCTGCAAATATCAGTAACAAACTGAGCGAGGTGCTTGTAAAAGAGTTCGGTATTGATGATAGTTCATCATACTGCCAGATTGTTACAAACAAAGGATATTTGCCAATTAAGTCCGGGGACTACATCTGGAAAAAATCAAGTGTTGGCAGAGATGCAGACGGATTAGTGGATGTAAACACGGCAGACTACATTGTAAAGGGAGTTGCAGACGAGGGATTAACCGTAGATCTGTTCCTTTTACAAAAAAATGTAAAGTAGGTTTCTTATGGCAAAAAAATTGATTTCAATGACATTATCAGAAAAATCCATACAGAACGCAATAAAACAGCTTAGAGACTATCAAAACAGCTTAGAGTATAAATGTAACCTACTGGCACAGAAACTGGCTGAGCGTGGCGTAGAAATTGCAAGAGCACAGGTGTATGACCTTGACGCAGTGTTCACAACAGAATTGTTCAATAGTGTTCATTCGGAATACAAAGGACAGATTGATGGTGGTTCTGTCTGGGCGGTTGTTGCGGGTACAGACCATGCATTGTTTGTTGAGTTCGGAACTGGAATTATAGGTTCTGAATCACCTTATCCAGGTAAATTGCCAGACGGAGTATCTTGGCAGTATGCAAGTGGTAAAACAATCAGACAGCTTGCAGATGGGCGATACGGGTGGTTTTATCCTGGCGATGATGGAAAGTGGTATTTCACAGAAGGTATGCCTAGCAGACCTTTTATGTACAATACATCACTTGAATTACAAAGAATTGTTGTTGAAGTAGCAAAAGAGGTGTTCGGATAATGGTTACAGACAATCAATGGGCGTTTGATTTAGGCACAACGATATTTTCTATCGTAAAATCAAAAACGTTGGCAGAATTGAAAAGTAAATACCCGGACATATTTGTCACTGACAAAGGAAAAACCAATGGAAAAGCAGTTTTTCCAACCGTATATATTCAAGAATTGTCCGGCTCTGAGCGTGGCGCAGACCTTGAGGGTAAAAGTATCAATGCGGTACTTGAAACCATACAGGTTGATGTCACCACAAACACAAACAGAGCCGATGTGAACCGGGTAATGTACACTGTGGCGAGCATCTTTAAGCAGATGGCTTTCACGGTTCAGTCAATGCCAGACTTTGAATATAACGGGGAAACCTACAGAAAAACAGCACGATTTCAAAGAATAATCGGTGCTAATGACAGATTGATTTAGAGAGCCTATGGCTCTTATTTTTTTACACTTTAGGAGGTAAGCAAACATGGCAACAGCAGGAGTAAGCTCACTTGGCATTAAATTTGCATATGGTGTTGAAACAACAGCCGGAACTAAACCGACTGCTTTTACTTTATTGACGCGTATTAATAACATTGGCGAAGTTACGGTAGAACCGGAATCTATTGACGCATCTGCCTTAGAGGACAAACAGACCAGAAACATCGCTGGACGTGACACTGTTTCCGATACAATGGCAGTAGAAGTCAATAAAACCAATGAAACAATTGCAGAATGGGAAAAGGTAATCTCTGCCTATCAGGCATTAACCGGTGGTAAAAGAATGTGGTTCGAGACCATTACCCCGGGATTCGAAAAGGCTGAATATGTCGTAGCACAGCCGCCGTCAAAACTTCCGATTTCATCGAAAGAACAGAACAGTTTGCTGACTATGACCATAAATCTGATTATTGAGGAAATGATCGGAAGCGATACAGTTGTAGAACCTACACCGGGGGAATAACTAGCCATTCAATGGAAACGGCTGATTTGAATGGCTATGCCGAACCTACAGCCGATTACGATTTGACTATGTGATAAAAGTTAAGGGGCGGTTTTCGGACTGCCCCTTTCCCTATAAAAAATAGGTGGGAAAGGAAATAAATATGAAAACAATTACAGTTAATGGTAACGAATATAAATTAGAGTTTACTTTTGCGGCAGCAGAGTGCAAAAATCTTGTGAACAGAATGTTCAAGATTATGACCATGTCTTATGTTGCAGAAGATATGAAAGACCTTGATGAAGAAGTAACCGTGAAAAATATGCTTGATGGTGCTGCGAAACAGGTAGCTGACATGCCGGAAACATGTAGAATTGCATTTTTTGCAGGTCTGCTTGAGCATAATCCGAAAACAGAGAAAGAGACTGTTGAAATCATGCGCGGATATATGCGCGAGAACAAAATTTCTTACGCAAAATTATTTAAAGACATCCAGGAGTGGATGAAAGAAGATGGTTTTTTCGACCTGTCCGGACTGAACGACATGATTGCGGAGATGTATCCGGAGACACAGGAGAAACCGAAAAAAGTTCCGCAGGACCACAAGAAAAAGGATTCCACGAAATAATATGGGATGACATATTTCCTAGAGCATTTTCGATTGGAATTAGTGTTGAACAGTTTAAACATATGACACCTATCATGTTGAAAAGATGTTTTGACGGCTTTAATCTTCAAAGAGAACGGCAAGATAGCGATATGTGGTTATGGTTTGGCACTTACGGAATATCCGCTTTTTCATTTGCCATAGATCATTGCGTTAATGGTCGCGAAGCAAAAACTGAATACTTGGAACATCCTTTGCTTAGCAAAAAAGATGATGATGGTGAAATGTCAGAAGAGGAACTTAAAAAGCAAAGAGAAGCATTTGTTTTGAAAATGCAGACAATGAAAGCTAATTTTGACATAGCACATCGGAAAAATATATAGACGGTAACTATTATGGTTGCCGTCTTTTTTTATACGAAAGTTGGTGAAATGATTGGCGAATATTGATAATCTTGAAATTAAAATAGGGGCGCAAGCAAAGACAGCGAGCAATGCCATTGATAATTTGTGCAATAAGTTAGGACGGTTATCTGCATCACTTGGTGCTGTAAATACTGGCTCAATAACTGGCATGGCTAACGGTGTAAACCGGTTGGCTTCGGCTATGACAAATATGAAATCTGTCGGAACTGCCGATTTTACAAGAGCGGCTAAAGGTATTGAAAAAATGGCTTCCATTGATACGGCAAGTCTTAACCGTGCCGCATCTTCTCTTGGCCAGATCGGCAAGTCTTTAAACGGATTATCCGGAATGAGCGCAGCGTCAAGAAATTTGGCAGATTTGGCAAAAGGAATTGCACAGCTTGGCTATAAGTCGTCTACGCAAGCAATTCAAAACATACCGAAATTAGCAACAGCGATGAAACAGCTTATGTCTGAACTTTCGACTGCACCAAGAGTTAGTCAGAATCTTATAGACATGACTAACGCACTTGCAAAGTTGTCAAGAACTGGTGCATCCGCAGGAAAAGCAGCTAATTCTTTAAAAAGTAGCTTAATCAGCTATTCTGGTTCGGCAAAAGGTTCCAAGCTGAGTACGTTTAGTTTAGCTGCGTCTATCGGAAAGCTATACGCTTCGTATTGGATGCTTATTCGTGCTGCCGGGAAGTTAAAAGATGCTGTAAACCTTGCATCTGATCTGACAGAGGTACAGAACGTCGTAGACACAACATTCGGTGCAATGACAGGCAAGGTTGAGGAATACGCAAAGAAAAGTATTGAAACGCTTGGAATGTCCGAATTATCATTCAAAACCTATGCTTCGCAGTTCCAGGCAATGGGTTCTGCAATGGGTATCGGCACAAGCCAGATAGCAAAAGCAAATGACTTTTTGCAGAAAACAACAGACGGTTATGTTGGTGCATCTGATAGTCTTGCCGATGTATCTTTGAACCTTACGAAATTAGCCGGTGACATGGCATCTTTCTACAATAAAGACCAAGCGGAAGTAGCAGAGGACTTACGCTCTATATTTACTGGAATGGTTGTACCACTTAGACAGTACGGTCTTGATTTAACACAAGCAACACTTAAAGAGTGGGCTATGAAGAACGGCATGGATGCCGACATAGAATCTATGTCACAGGCAGAAAAAACGATGCTGAGATACCAGTACGTTCTTGCTAACACAACAGCTGCACAGGGAGACTTCTCACGCACTGCTGATACATGGGCGAACCAAGTGCGAATGTTGCGAGAGAATTTCAAACGTCTTGGTGCAGTTATCGGTCAGCCGATTATCAATGCATTAAAACCAATGGTAAAAGCGTTAAATGCGGCACTTATGGCTGTTACGCAGTTTGCAGAGAAAGTATCGGCTGCACTTGGAAAAATCTTTGGTTGGGAGTATGAATCTGGTTCTGCTGGGATAGCGGTTGACCTTGGCGATGCTTCTGACAGTGCCGGTGACTTAGCAGATAGCACAGGAGATGCATCAAAAAATACAGATAAAGCAAATAAGTCGGCAAAACAGCTGAAAAAGACGCTGTCTACCTTACCATTTGACCAGTTAAATAAGCTGTCTGATAACAGCGATAGTTCTGGTTCTGGAAGTGGCGGCAGTGGCGGTTCCGGTGGAAAAGGTTCTGGAAGTGGCGGCAGTGGTTCTGGTGGCTCTGGTGGAAATCAAGGCACATGGAAACGTGTTTCTACGATGTTTGAAAGCGGAATAGACACGTTATACGGGCTTGGAAAATACATAGGAGATACGCTTTCCAATGTATTAGAGAACATAGATTGGAACAAAATCTATGAGAAAGCGAGGAATTTCGGAAGAGGGCTTGCAGATTTCCTTAATGGACTTATTTCTCCACGACTGTTCGGAGATGTAGGAACAACCATTGCAAGTGCACTTAACACTGTTATTTACGGCGCACTATCCTTTGGAATACGTTTCGATTGGAAAAACCTTGGGACATCTATCGCGGAGAGCGTAAATAAATTTTTCAGTACATTTGATTTCAATAGTTTGGCACGTACTATAAATGTGTGGTGTAAAGGTGTTCTTAACACGGTTATAACCATGCTTGATAGGACAAACTGGACTATGATTGGCACGAAAATAGGAAAATTCCTTGCTGATATTGATTTTGTTGATATTGGATATAAAGTCGGAAAAGCCTTATGGAAAGCAATTAACGCAGGGGTAAAGGTGTTTGCGGCATCTTTTAGTCAGGCACCGATAGAGACAACACTTGCTTCCTTTATTCTGATGCCAAAACTTTTGAAAGCAATAGCATCAACAAAAATCGTAAAAGGCATAGTTGAATTGTCAAAATCATTCAAAAAAGTCTTTACGACATCCACAATGGTTATTGGTTCGCTTAGCGGTAACGAAAAGTATACTTCAAAGTTGAGCGCATCATATCCAAAACTTGGAAAGGGAGTCGATGTTGTATCAAAGTCCTTTAAAAACTTTAGGGCTACTCTTGATAACGGAAACTTTTTCAATGCAGTTTCTGAGGGAGTAAAAATACTTAGAAATAACATGACAAATCTCCAAAAGGGAGCTATTGGTGTAACTTCTGTATTTGCTCAGTTTGCTCTGAGTTCCAGCGGTTTTTATGATCTTGCAAGAGGTGCCGACAACGTTGTTGGTGCACTTGCAAAAATCGCAGGTGGCGCAGCTGTGGCAGTTGCATCATTAAAACTTATTGGATTGTCAAATCCGTGGACTGCGGCAATCGTTGGAATGACTGCGTTAGTATCTGCAATCGTTGGTGTAAATAAAGCATTTGACGAACTGCTTGGAAAACGTGTTGGAGAATACATAAACGCATCTTTCTCAACTCCAGGCGGTGTTCCGGTTGAAAAGCTGTTTAGCACAGCAAAAGATGCGATAAATGCAGTCGGAGACAGTTTTGACAACGTATCTGACAAGATAAGAGATTTTGAAGAAAGCAAGAAAAGCGTACAAAGCGTTGTTCTTGAAATCGAAAAAATCCAGTCAGCAATGCATATCGGTGTATTGTCAACAAAAGATGGCGTGCAAAAACTCAGTGAGCAGTTTGATAGCCTTTATCAAGCAGCTCAAACAAGTTTTGAAGCATATCAAACACTTGTATATGCTACATTTTCGGATGGCAGTGTTGCTTCTAAAGCATATGAATCTGCCGGAACCAATGTTAAAAAGTTGAAAGAAGATGTGACAGGATATTCTTCTGAAACATTAAATAAAATCCAAGATCTGATTACAAAGTTGAAAGAACTTTCCAGTACAGACCCGACGAATCCGCAGATTGCAGAGTTACAGTCAGAGCTGTTTAACCTAATGGGCGTTTCTGATGATGCAACAAAGGCAATGTACAACTTTGAGAGTTATGTAAATACGCATAATCTGGACTGGTCAGCATACATCAATGAAGATGGTCTGAACGTGGATGCAATTAATGACGATCTCAGCTCACTTGTCGGAAGCGTACAAGATGCGCAAGACAAAACAGAACAGGCGTTAATCGACTTAGCCAATTCCGCAAAAGAAGCCGGTGATACTCAGACATATCAAGCCATAATGGACGGACTTCCGGGTGCGATGGATTATGTAAAAGAGCAAACCACATCAAAAGCAAAGGAAGTTGCGGATAAACTTCAAACTGATTATATCAACAACATTGGCAGTATTATGAAAAAAGCCGGTGATGACTGGGAAGATCTTGACCCGATGGAAAAGGCTCATTATAAGTGGAGTAAAGGAACTTATATGAGAACTGTTGTTTCGGATTACAAGAAAAATACAATAGACCCTTTAAACAAAGCCATTAATGACAACTTTACACAGCTTGGAATTGATGGAGAGGGCTATGCCAGCAGTGCAGCGGAAAATATCATAGATTCTTTGTTCACAACTACTTCAACAGCATCGACCACAGGTCGCGTTCAGGTTTATACTGACGTTGCAAGTAACTATGAAGATGTTTTTCAAAAAATCGGTGAAGATACGGCTGCTGTTGCCGGAGATGCCGGAAAAGATACTATCGCTGGATATATCAACGGAATACACAGCAAAGACGAAGATTTAGAAAACGAAGCAAAAGGTCCTTTTAGTAAGTTTGTCGATGCTGTAAAAACATTTCTTGGAATACATTCGCCATCTACGGTTTTTGCCGAAATCGGTGGATTTACTATGAGTGGTTTCCTTAATGGATTAGCCACAAATGCTCAAAGTGTACTTTCTTGGTTTTCAAATCTTCCGCAGAATATCAAGGACAAACTTGGCAATGCCAAAACGTGGCTGTCTGACAAAGGCCAAAACGCGCTTGAGGGACTGCGTACTGGTTGGGATTCCGTAAAAGAAAGCAAAGTAGGTCAGGCAGCACAGAAAATCGGCTCTTATGTAAAGGAAAAAGCTGGAAATGCTACACAGTGGATTAAATCAAAAGGATCAGATGCAATCAGCGGATTAAGAGCCGGTTGGGATTCAGTGAAAGAAAATGGATTCTTGAACACAGTTTCAAAAATTGGAAAGCAAACATTTGACAAAATCGGAAACATCTTCAATGTAGTATCGCCTAAAGGTGCCGACATCGTTTCCGGATTAAAGAATGGATTCAACAATGGTATCCATACGTTTTATGATTTGATTAATGGTATTCCTGGAAAAATCAGATCTGGAATGGGTAACTTATTCGAAATCGGCAAGGAAGCAATCCGAGGATTTGTAAACGGTCTGACATCTGTAAAAATCAAGCTACCGCACATTGAGTGGACAAAAACCGATATTGGCATAGGAGATGCAAAATTCTCTATACCAAAATTCAATATCAACTGGTATAAAACTGGTGGATATTTCACTAAAGCGTCTATGATTGGTGTCGGTGAAGCAGGAGATGAAGCAGTATTGCCGTTGGAAAACAGAAAGACCATGAGCATGATTGCCGACAGTATTATGAAGAACTCTAGCGGAATGGGTATTTCCGAAGAGCAAATGCAAGATGCTGTTGAGCGTGGTGTTGCTATGGCACTTATGAATAACAGGCAAGACGTTAATGTTCAGTGTGTTGCGGAGTTCAAAACGACAGATGAAGCCCTTGCAAGAGCTGTATCAAGAGGACAACAGAAAATCGAGTACAGGATGAAGCCTGTACCGTCATATTAAGAGAGCGCAATGCGCTCTCTTTTTTAGAGGTTGAAATGTCAAGATATTATACAAGCATTAATCAAAAACCGACAGTAGATACGATACTTTCTATCACAGAATTTTATCTGGCAACCGGTTCGGAAATCGTTGATTATGATACAGGTGGATGGTCGAGTAGTTTTGTACCTACAAGTTATGCAAACTGCTATTTGTGGAATTACAAACGCATTGTATACGCTGATGGTACATCAGAAAAGACACGACCTACAATTATATGGAATGTAAAAGAAAATGGCGTTTTGGGCAATTTAACGACGTATTACCTTTCTTCTGGCTATTCCAGTGGCATTACCACAAATACTTCTGGTTGGACTAAAGAAATTCCAACGATAAATGCATATAGGCAATATCTTTGGAGATATCAAGTGTTCAAAAAAGAAAACGGTGATAACTACGTTGTTTCTCCGCATATATACGAAACGTATGGAATTAGCGGAAATGAAGTAATACTAATGGTTGATGATTTTATCATTCCGTGTCCTGCATCTTTGGAATATGGATTACAAGACGTTTCGGCATCTGAAAGCGGACGTACAGAAGATACAAGGATGCAGAAAAACCGTGTCGGTCAGAAGCGTACATTATCGGTGCAATGGTCGGCTAGAGGATGGAAAGACACAACGTTCTTAATGCAGAAGTTTAATCCGCAATACATTTTTGTATATTACCCAGATATGCTTTCTGGTGATTATGAAGTGCGAGAATATTACACCGGCGACAAGAAAACACCTACTAAATTGTGGTGGGTCGGAAAGAAACTCATGGAGTCGGTGAGCTTTGATATAATTGAGAGGTAAGTATGATTACTGTATCTGATAAATACAAAAAAAATATAAAAAATGGAAACAGAAATTTTGGAGTTTATTCAACGCTTACTCTTACGGATGGGACAGAAATTCCGATTACGAACTCTTGTTTGTGGTCTAGTGGATTCACAATTGAAGACGCAGTTTCGGAAGATTCCACTTTCCAAATTGGCGGTGCAATCATCAACCAATGCACCGTTATTTTGAATAATATTTATGAAGAATATTCAGATTATGATTTTTACGGGGCAAAACTGGATGCTATCGTAGGTCTTACGTTAGACGATGGAACCGTAGAAAAAATGCGAAAAGGCACATTTGCCGTCGCAGATACGCAATATAACGGTTCTCTTATCACTTTGACCTGTTACGACAATATGCATTTGTTAGATGTTGCATATGATTCAAAGTTGTTATATCCGGCTAAATTAGAAAGCATTGCTGCTGAGATTTGCAGCTACTGCGGAGTAAAGCTGTCTACAATTACTTTTCCGCACAGCGAAGTTATGGTAAATGTAAAACCTATGTCAGATGGACTGACATGCAGAACAGCCCTTATGTGGATATGCCAGTTATGCGGATGCTTTGCAAGATTCAACAACTACGGAGAACTGGAAATTAAATGGTTTGACAGGGCTACGCTTGATAATCCAGAAGATAATCAAGGAAAATACCATTCTATCAACAACTCATTCTCAAAAGACTTATCAACAAACGACATTAAAATTACCGGTTTTAAGGTTGTGGAAAATTCAGACAGCAATTCAGATCAGAAAGAATATTTTGCCGGAACAAATGATTATGTTGTGTCCATTGAGGAAAACGATCTGATAGTAAGCGGAATAGGTGCAGAAGTGGTGGAAAGACTTTCTGATGAATTTATTGGTCTTAAATTCAGAAGCGGTCAAATCACTCACCTTGGAGACCCTACGATTGAAGCAGGAGACATTGTAATTTTTACTGATGAAAAAAATCGCCAGTATAAAATGATTGTTTCTGGCACAACATATACCCTTAATGGTTCACAGACCACTAGATCAAGTGCGGAAGCACCTATAAGAAATAATTCGCAGAAGTATTCAAACGGCACCAGAAATTATGCAAAAGCAAAAGATTTGGTGGAAAAAGAAAAAAATGAGCGTAAATCCGCAATTAAAGCATTAAACAAGCGTGTCGAGAATGTGGTTGGCTTCTATTCTACTGAAGAAACTGATTCTGCCGGTGGAAAGATTTCTTATATCCATGATAAGCCAACACTGAAAGAATCAAGTATGGCTTGGAAAATGACCGCAGAAGCGATTGCAGTATCTACGAGTAAAGATAGCAACGGAAATTTTGTTTGGACTGCCGGAATCATGGTAAACGGAGATGCAATTGCCAGAATTTTAAACGCAATCGGTGTCAATGCATCGTGGATTAATACCGGAAGTCTCACGGTAAAAGATGATGACGGAAATATTATTTTTTCTGTTGATGTTGATACGAAAGATGTCACGGTTTCTGGCGCAGCCGTAAAGATAAAAGGAAATTCTGTGGAAAAAGCCATAGAAGATATTGAAGGAAATGTTGAGAAAGTAAATAATACTGTAGTCGATGTAAAAGAATCAAGCGTGATTGGTTCTGACATTTTCTATGCGCTTTCTGATTCAAACACAGTAGCTCCTACTGATGGTTGGCAGACTAATCCTCCAACATGGGAAGTTGGAAAGTATATGTGGCAAAAAACAAGGTTGTCTTACGGGAACGGTACTACATCTGAAAGCGATCCTGTTTGCATATACGGTTCGAGTGAAAATGGAATAAAAACAATAACGAAATATTTTGCTGTATCTGATTCCATGTCGGTTCCACCGGAAGATTCGGAGTTCGCAATCACGAAGCCGATTCCAACAGAAGATAAAAAGTATCTTTGGGTATATGAGAATGCTGTATATACAGATGGATTGATTGTAAACACGGCAAAGAAAACTATCGGATATCAAGGTGTTTCTATTAACGAAATCACATCTTATTATCTGGTTACAGATAAATCGTCTGGAATAACAAATCATACATCTGGGTTTCTCTTAAAAATCCAGTATCCTACGGCAAAAAAAAGATATCTGTGGAATTATGATATTGTATCTTACTCAAACAGCACTGTAAACATTACAGCACCTAGAATTATCGGAATTTACGGTAACACCGGAAGAGGTACAAAGAGCGTAACGGAACAGTATTACCTGTCTGATTCCTCATATTCCTTATCTGGCGGTGAATGGGATTTTATATATCCGGACTGGGTTTCTGGTAAATACATCTGGACGAGAACACACATCGTTTTGGATGACGATTCTACCATAGATACGGAGCCTACACTTGCAAAAGGAATCAATACAGCCAATGAAAATGCGGCAGACGCAATAGAAAAGGCAGAGAACAGCGACCCGTTCATCACTGGAACGCAAACACATAATACAAGCCAGTGGAAAGGAAATGCACCATTTTCATCACTGAAAGATGGTCAAAAGATTACATACTGGCTACCGTTTTCCGGAATTGGTGAAGCATCTCTTAACCTTAGTTTGGCAAATGGTGGAATGACAGGGCTTGTGAGCATATATTATGGCGGCACAACACCGCTGTCTACACAATATCCGGCTGGTTCTATCATTAGAATGGTATATAGAGATGGAGTGGACATTGCAGGCAGAAAATACACCGGTTGGTGGTGCGATGCAAATTACGATACTGGTGATACTTTCGACAAAACCAAGTATGCCGCTGAGATAAAGGCAAGCAGTGCTATATCAGCAGGAACTCTGATTGTTGGAAATTCAAGCGGATATCATCCGTTAAATGACGGAACCGACTTTGATATATCCTATCCGGTTCTGTTCGCAAATTCTGCAATAGAAAAATATGCCACAGGAACAGATAACTATACCGTGATAGCTTTTAATGTAAACGCCACACAGGAAGTTACATTATCGCCATACATGGCGGTATATTTACAAGGTGTTCTGGATGGCAGCAGGTTCAAACCAGTTTCAAAGCAACCGCTTGTGCAGACTGTACCAACCACAATGGATGGTTATTACTACATGCTTGTAGGAATTGCTTATGCTTCCGATACGATTATGCTGCAAGCGGAACATCCGATATACCGTAATCTTGGAGGTAAATTTCAAAAAATGGGAGCCACCGCAGACGAAACTATCTTGCAATGGTGCAAAAACAATGATTTGACATATATTGATGGTGGAAAGATATATGCAAAATCTGTAACATCGCAGGAGATAGATACAGAAGAGTTGTTTGCACATAAAATATCTGCAACAAATATGTCAATTACCGGAGAAAGCCAAGTTGCAGGATTTCATATTTCTGGTAATCAACTTTATACGCTTAACGGCACAAGAGGTGAGCTTTATTTTGGAGAAAGTGATGATAATTTAAACCTCATAGAAATCAAAGAATTCATTTCTGGCTCTGGTTATGACACATACTTTTCCGTTGATAACGTTGGACAAGTTTCATGTAACGAATTGACGGTTCAAAACGGTGGCAATGCTAATATTGGTGGAAAAATTACCGCAGATAGCATTGTTTCATCGAAGGTAATGATTGCAAATGATCGTCAGAAAGATAACTACGAATGGAAAAATGTTGATACGGTAAACAATTCTCTTACCGCCGCACTTGTTGTGGATCCATATACTGCCGAGGTACATATGCGGAATCTTCCAAAAGGTGAATTTGATTTGGAAAATAGCAACGGATGGTATAGGTATGGCAAGAGAACGTTTATAAAATTGAACGGAGAATTTGTCGGTGCTGTTGAAAGCTGTCCATATCCACCGCAAGGGACCACCGTATACCAGTGGGTAATGCTTCTTAATGTATCAGAGGGAACTTGGTGGCCTGGTTTTATGGAAATAACAATGGACGGTTCGGTTTCGTTCAGAACAGTAACGGCTCTTGGTGTTACTGAATTGTTTGAATGTACTGGTACTGGTTTTCGAGTATATGGTTATATTGACTTTTTTAATGGTTGATACACGGGCAAATCTATGTGGGAATGAGCCGTTTGCTTAGGAGGTGGACGGCAGTACCACTGCCCGTTATTTATATAGGAGAGTGATTCTATGTCTTATGTATTAAAGGAAATGTGGGCTTCTAAAACAAACTACGGAGCGTATAGAGCATTGCACAGCATCGGATATATCGCAGTGCATTTTACAAGTAATGATGGAGACACAGCAGAAAATAACGGTAAATATTTTCAAGGTGAAAACAGGAAGGCATCAGCACATTATTTCGTGGATGATGCGACTGTAGTGCATTCGGTTCCAGACGATCGTGTTGCATGGGCTGTTGGTGGAAGAAAGTACAACAATGGCGGTGGACGTTTGTATGGTATTGCGAAAAATGCAAACACGCTGAACGTGGAGCTGTGCGACACGACAAAAAATGGAACAGTAAAAGCAACAGAAGCGACGATCAACAACGCTCTTGATCTTGTAAAAGAGCTGATGAGCAAATACAACGTCCCGGTTGATCGTGTAATCCGGCACTATGACGTCAACGGAAAGCCATGCCCGGCCTACTGGGTGGATGATGCACTCTGGGAGCAGGAGTTTCACGGTAGACTGACGCAACCAAGTATTCCAGACGGTCTTGCCGATCAGGCAGCAGCTGACGGTAACTGGTACTATTACAGAAACAACCAGGTAGCGGCAGACTACACCGGGCTTGCGCAAAACGTGAATGGCTGGTGGTATGTCCGGAACGGTGTGGTTGATTTCGGGGCAAATACCGTAGCTCAGAATGAGTATGGTTGGTGGAAGGTAACCAATGGAGCTGTTGATTTTAGCTACACCGGAATCGCTCAGAATGAAAACGGCTGGTGGAGAATCGAAAACGGAAAAGTAAATTTTGATTATACAGGTTTGGCAAAAAATGAAAATGGATGGTTCTATCTGAAGAATGGAGCTGTTGATTTTAGCTATACTGGATTGGTTCAGAATGACCAAGGAATCTGGCTTGTGCTCAACGGGGCTGTTGATTTTAACTACACCGGAGATGCGACCTGCAAGGTTGTAAATGGAAAAGTTCATATTGACTAATGATTGAGGGGCGGTTTGCCCCTCTTTTTTTATTGCCATTTTTCAATGTGTGTGCTATTATTTCTATAAACTATTCAATTAATCGGAGGGGATAAAATGAAAAAGAAAGTTGTATTTTTATTATGCACAGTAATGGCTATTTCTTCTTGTTTTGTCGGATGCGGTAACAAAACAGTATCAGAGCCAAAAACAAACGATACTAAAAAAGAAGTATCTGCAAACAAAGAGGAATCAACAGAAGAAAAGGAAGAAGCAAAAGAGGATTCAAACAAAGATTTTGACGGCTCTGATTTTTCTGACATGGGTTATGGAACATTTTTTATTTCAACATCTAGTGGAACATCAGAAGATGGTAACATTCCTGTATTTTTAAAAGATGCCGGTATATTAATGACAGAAGTTGGATATAGTGCAAGAGGAATGGATGGTTCACATCTAACTTTTTTCTATATTGACGGAATGGAAAATGATAAAGAACAGATTTCCGATACTGACGGTAGCTTGATTATTAATGGAGATATGCTTTCAGAGGGTACTCATACTGTAGAAGCTGTTCAATATGATACAGATGAACCCACAGGAAATGTGATAACATACAAATCTGCTTCTTATGAAGTAAAATAATAAAGGAAAAAGAGCAACCGTTATTGGTTGCTCTTTTTTTCTTCTTTTGCCAAATTATCGACAAAATTTCCTCATTTGTTCGCATAATCTATATTATACTAGCTGATATCAAAAATCAATACTTGAAATTAACGAACATACGTTCTATAATTGTTTCAGAGTAAAATTAAAAGGGGGAATTGCTGTGGATGAAAAAGAATCATGTAAAAGACAAATCGTTGAAATGGTTGAAAGCATTGAAAATATAAGAATATTAAAAATGATATGGGGATTTGTCAGAAGAGGTTATAAAGAAGAAAAAGCAGGGAAATGAATCCCTGCCTTTTTTAAATGATAAATTTTTCAAAAAAATCGCATAAAACTTCTTTTTTATCTGCCGGAAGTTTACCATATTCAATAATTATTTTTTTGAATCTTTTGTCAGACAAACCGATATTCATTACTATATCAGAATATTCAATGTCTGTATCAGTGTTTTCCTTTTCATCAGTCAAATCAGACATTCCAATTCTAAAATAATCTGCGAGTTTTCTTATTTTCCCAGTACCCGGCATTGAATTTCCTTTGCACCACATATTTAATGTTGTGGGGCTAATATCTAAATCTTTCGCAACATCAATCTGTTGCTTTTGATTAAGAGCTATGTATTTGTTTAAATTCCTGGAAAATATTTTTTTCTGCTCTTCATCTGTCATTTTAAGTCCCCTCCTTTCATGGTTTGATTATAAACCATATAAATAAAAAATTCAATATCAAATTCAATATTTTTGAATTTTGGTGTTGACAATCCAATCTGATTGAATTATAATTATGGCATAAACAAGAAAGGAGATGAATAAAATGCCGAAGATTTCATTAGAAGCAGTAAGAGTTAATGCAAGAATGAATCAGAAAGAATGGGCTAAAAAGCTGGGTGTTTCAAATGCTACCGTAGTTAATTGGGAAAAAGGTAATACAGAACCTAGCTTGTCACAACTTAGAGAAATGAGCCTTTTATCTGGTATCCCGATGGATTTTATTTTTGTACCAGACAAATCCAATTAAATTGAATTTTAGAAAAGGTGGTGAGAGAAATTAAGATGCTACATTATAGCGTCCTAGACGCAATACCAATAACCATATTCGTTGTGGTTACATGCTTAATGTCATATTGGCACGGAAAATCGGAACATGGTCTTGGTATACCAGGAGTTATTTACACTATAGTTTTGGGAACATTAGGGCAGATTCTTGCAGGATTTTTCCCAATGATACTGCCGTAGACGATAGTAATTTTGTTGATTCATCTTTGTCGCGTTTTATAACGGCTTCATTCAGTTTTTTGAATTGTTCCCAGTATTCTTCTGGTGAATAGAGGAAAAGCTGATTGTAAGATTGCATGTATTCTACTCTTTCTGATTGGTAATCAGCATTGATCTGTTTAGAAGCTGACTCCAAAAAAGAACTGAATACAGCTTCCTGTTTCTGATAATAGGAAAGTTGCTTTTGATAATCCAATTCGAGTTTTCGGATTTTTGAGTTGTGATAGTTGTTTAGTATCGTGACAAGGACTGGTGAAACAATGGCTACAACAAGTGTTATGCCAGAGATCACATAAGACCAATCAAAATTATTTGAGTTTAACATGTGTAACCTCCCAAAATTATGTTTCACTAATTATACCACGGAAACAAAACGAGCAAAAGGTTAGATTGAATTTTGAAAGGGAGCGAGAAGATGTTAAAAATTGTTTCAGAGAAAAACGGAACCACACACCTGTATCAAGACGGGAAAGAGATTCATGGAATCAAGAGCTTGTCATTTTCACATGATGCAATGACAGATAAACCAGAATTAAAGGTTATCTTTACGCTTGATGATATTGAAATCGATTCCCGTGTTGTTCCGGAATTGCCGGAGTTTTACAAACCTTTTTATGAAAAGAAATGTCAAAATTCCAAATGATTAGAGCATGGAGATTAGTTTCCAATTAAATTGAATCGAGAGGTGGTGACGATAGTTGAAGAGACCTTATTACATTGAGGGAGACGAAAGAAAAACAACATTGCAAGAGAGAGTTGAGCAGTTCGCACTTGCTGTAGCACTTGACATAGAAATAGAAGCAAAAGACGAACTAATCCAGAAAGAGCTAAAGATTCTCAACTCCCTCACCAATGCACTGTTAGCCATCAAACTTTAATTTGAAAGGAGTAGATATGAGTGATTTTATTGAGAATGCTGTAAGAAATGAACTTACCACAACAGTAGATGGATCTGCGTTTTATGAGAAGCGTCGTAAAAACGGACAAGCCATATGTGATTTGAGCAGTTCCGTAAAGGAAGTGATTGAAAAATCCGACCTGTCCGTTTCAGAAGCCAAAGGCTTTTTGGAGTATATGAAGATTGTTATAGATTGCTGTTCATATACTCGTTTTCAGAAATAACTTTGATACTACATTCTTTAAACGGATTTGAGTCCGTAATTTCTTTAGCCGTCTTGAGTATAGACAATACTTTGGCAGAGTGAGGATATTCAAGACCGCAGTTAGGGCAAGAAACCGTTTCAGCAGATATGTTTTCATCAATTGTATATTTGCTGTTGCAGGTACAAGTTATTTGAAACTTTAAGAACATGGTATTCACCTCTTTTCTATTTATAGGTAAGAGGATTATACCACAAAAGGAAGTGATAGAAAATGAAACAGCCGAAAAGATTAACTAGAGACCAGAAAGTAATTCTTTCAGCACAGGGGCTTGTAGCTGATAACTACATGCTTGATAAAGAAACAGAATTTTATCTGGTTGTAGTACATAAATCCACTGGAAAGTCCAGACGGATAGATAAATATGCAGGAGGGAAATACAGATGATTATTACAGATCCAAACGATTTAATGCTCGTCGAGTTACAGATTCTCAACGTACTCGGAAAAGCGTTTGTTATTGAGGATGGAAAAATTACAGGAATTGTAGGTGCAGGCGAATAATGGGAACAGCATTTACAGAACTTAGAGATGAAATCAAAAAATCAAAGATTTTTGGTTCATATGAAGCAAGCGTTCGCCGTGGTGATCTGCCATCAGAAACACGGACAGCATTGAGAAGTGCCGTTAGCTTGCATGAGATGGATAATGTTGATTTCTTAGACCTGTTTGAAAAAACAGCAAGAGAACACATGTTAGAAGTGTTAGACACGATGCTTCGTGTAGATATTTTAGTTGAAAGGGGATAAAAATGAAAATTGTATTGAGAAAACTCATTGTTGATAACTTCATGGCATACCCACATGCCGAGTTTGATTTTTTCAACAGAACAGTAGTGGCCGGTAGAAACGGAATCGGTAAATCAACTATTGCCACAGCCTATACATGGCTGATGTTCGGATGTGATTACCAGTTAAAGGATAATCCGGCAGTACGAAGAGTTGTTGGTGGTAAGTCAGTAGACGACATGGACGTTTCGGTTACTGCCGTATTGGATATTGATGGTAAGGAAGTGACTGCCAGAAAGGTCCAGAAACGCAAATACAAAAAAGATGGTGTCGGATATTCAGATGACAACACATATTTCATCAACGAAGTTCCAAAAACTCTCAAAGCATTTAATGAGTATTTTGAGATCGATATGAATTTGTTGAAAATGTGCAGCAGTCCGGGAGCATTTCTTAATCAGAAAACAGCAGATATGAGAAGCTATCTGTTTGGACTTGTTGAAAATGTCAATGATCTGGACGTGGCAAAAGAAAATTCTGAACTTTCTGCGATTACAGATTTGCTTGAAAAATATTCTGCTGATGAATTAACTGCCATGAATAAGGCAACAAAATCAAAAATCGAAAAGGATTTGCCTGTCATTGACGGGCAAATCAAAGAAAAACAGCGTGACATTCAGTTGAAATCAGACGTTGATGTGGCAGAACTGGAACTTCTGAAAAATACGCTGTCTGAGCAGTTGGCTTGTAACGTCAAGAAGCAGACAGATGCAGAAGCACTGGAAAAAGATATCCAGAAAAAAGCAGATGGGATTTTGGAACTGAAATTTCAGCTGAGCGGATTACAGACACAAGCTAATGACGCGAATTTGAATAAAATCCGTGAGATGCAGCACAAAATCAACGATGCAA